ACGCCTACTACGCCTACTACGCCTACTACGCCTACTACGCCTACTACGCCTACTACGCCTACTACGCCTACTACGCCTAACCTTCCCGGTATAAAACTTTCGAGTTGATAGTCTGTGTCGTCCCCTGCTAGATGGTTTTCCTTGTTTACGCCTAGAAGTATATAAAGACATATACTATAGGACGAGAAATTATTCTATATCAACATGAGTTAACATGTGTCGTCGGCAACACATATCGGTTAAGTCTAGTTCATCTAATGCAATACCCTCAGCCGTTTTGTCCGTTTTGGCGTTGGTTTTCTTGGTAAGATATATGATATCTTCTGTATTATTAGTACTTTTACCTAATTTTTTCTTAGCAACAAGAACTTTAAAATGTCTATATTTATTAGCGATAACTTTACCACAAGTGACACATTTGATAGGAATAATCATGTTGTATAATATATGATTTATTATTTTATATTCAATTTTATATTCAATTATTAAAGTAAAGTTATATTTAAATTAATAATTGAAACCAAATTAAATATAAAAATACAATTAAACTATGTCTAAACCCGATAAAACTTTTTCAAATATAGAAGAACCATGGAAATTAATAAAACTATATTTTGAGAATTGTCATTTATCGCAGTTAGTGAGGCATCAATTAGAATCATATAATGATTTTATTGATAATCAGTTAGAAAAAACGATACAAATGTTCAATCCTATTATCATTCGTTCAAAGAATGATAATGATGAAACGAACGAGGATTTTCATTTAGATATACATATAAATGTGGAGAATTTGATTATTTACCGCGCTCAAATATTTGAGAATAATGGGGCTACAAAGCTGATGTATCCGAACCAAGCTAGATTAAGAAATTTTACGTATTCATCATCAATGGTGGTAGATTTAAAGGTGCAATATATTATTAAAACAGGTGATACAGTAAAAATAATTCCTCAAGTATTTAAAAAAATAAACCTTGGAAAAATACCGATAATGTTGCGGTCAAATATTTGTATTTTAAACCATTATAAGAACCTAAATACTCATGTAACAGAAGAGTGTAAGTATGATCCAGGTGGATATTTTATAATAAATGGTTCTGAAAAAACCGTTCTGACACAAGAGCGAACCGCTGAAAATAGAATATTCTGTTTTCAAACCGTAAAAAATACGAAATGGAGTCATATTTCAGAAATTAAGTCGGTACCGGATAATAAGATAATTTCTCCTAAACAAATTACCATAATGAAAGCCCGAAAGAATAATGGGTTGGGGTATGGGTTATATATCCAACTACCAAAAATGAAGCAGGTAATCCCATTATTTATATTATTCAAGGCGTTGGGTGTAGAGTCAGATAAAGAAATAGCTCAATATATTGTGTTGGATTTAGATAACTGTGACCAGGTATTATTAAATGCTCTAAAGGCATCTATGTTAGACACTCAGGATGTTATGAGTAAAGAAGAAGCAATAAACTACATGATTAAGCATGTAACATATATGGCAATAAATATAACACCTGAGGAGGGTTATAAGCAAAAACGCCACTTTTTGCTAGAGATGTTAGAAAATGATTTATTGCCTCATTGTAAAATATCGTCACATAAAATATATTTTCTAGGACACATGACTAACAAGCTACTCAAGGTATCGTTAGGGTTACTACCCGAAACAGACAGGGATTCTTATAAGAATAAAAGATTAGATACTTGTGGTAGCTTATTAAATAATCTATTCCGAAATTATTATAATAAATTTGTAAAAGACTTGACTAAGCAGGTAATCAAAGAAATTAATATAGGGTCATGGAGAACTACCCTAGATTATGGTAATATCATTAATACAACTAATATTTATAAGATAGTAAAATCGTTAACCATAGAAAACGGCTTTAAGAGAGCATTATCCACCGGCGATTTTGGAATTAAACATTATAATAGCAGTAAGGTTGGTGTAGCCCAAGTATTAAGTAGAATGACTTATATATCCGCGTTGAGTCATTTACGAAGAGTTAATACACCAATTGATAAAAGTGGTAAATTAATTGCTCCACGCAAATTACATAATACGAGCTGTTTCTATTTGTGTTGTGCAGAGACACCAGAAGGACATTCTGTGGGAGTAGTGAAAAATTTGAGTTATTTAACTCATATAACTATTCCCTCAGAAAGTGAATGCCTTTATGAATATGTGAAGGAACATATTATTCCGTGTAAGACATTAAAGCCGGTTGATACCTTTAGTAAAGTAAAGGTAATTATAAATGGTACGTGGATTGGAATTGCTAAACAACCATTAGCATTATATAATTTACTAAAGGAATATAAGTTTGGTGGAATCATAAATGTATATACGTCTATAGTGTTTGATTATAAAGAAAAGGAAATAAATATATGTAATGCAGCAGGTAGATTAACCCGTCCAGCGTTAAGGATAGGTAAAGATAATAAGTTACTATTGACGCCCGATATGTTGGAAAAAATAGAGACAGAGAAGTTAAGTTGGTCAGAGTTGTTAAATAAGACTAAATTAGAGGATTCAATTATTGAATATTTGGACCCACTAGAGCAAAATAGTAGTGTTATTGCGATGAAGTGGAATGAGGAAAATTCAAGTGTGAGATATACTCACTGTGAGATACATCCTAGTACTTTATTTGGTGTGTTAGCATCATGTATTCCATTTCCAGAGCATAATCAAGCACCTAGAAATACATATCAGTGTGCAATGGGAAAGCAGGCAATGGGTATGTATGTAACTAATTATGATAAGAGAATGGATAAAACGGCGTTTGTATTGAATTATTCGTCCAAACCACTGGTGGACACTAGAATAATGAATATGTTAGGATTAAATGTGGTACCATCGGGAAGTCAGGTAATTGTAGCAATTATGAGTCATTCGGGGTATAATCAGGAGGATTCGGTATTATTAAATAAGGCGGCTATAGATAGAGGTTTATTTCAGGCAACGATATATCATACGGAAAAAGATGAAGATAAAAAGTTAAATGGTACGCAAGAAATACGCACTAAACCGAATAAGAAGGATACCAAAGGTATGAAATTAGGAAATTATGATAAAATTAATTCGCATGGAGTAGTAGATGAAAATACTATTCTACGAAATAGAGATATATTTATAGCAAAGGTATTACCTATAAAAGAGGCTAGAAACGACGTAACCACCTCTATTAAATTCCATGATGAAAGTAGGATTTTCAAGACAGACGAGGAAGTATATGTGGATAAAAATATAATAGATCGTAATGGGGACGGTTATACGTTTTGTAAGACGAGACTACGATCTATGCGTAAACCTGTAATAGGAGATAAATTTAGTAGTCGTCACGGGCAAAAAGGTACGGTAGGAAATATTATAGCAGAGGAAGATATGCCTTTCTGTGGTAATGGTTTAAAGCCAGATATTATTATAAATCCTCATGCCATTCCTTCTAGAATGACAATTGCGCAATTAAAGGAAACCCTTTTAGGAAAAGTGTTATTGGAGTTAGGAATGTTTGGAGATGGAACAAGTTTTACTGATTTATCGGTAAAATCAATAAGTAATAAATTATTGGAAGTAGGATATGAAGCACATGGTAATGAGATAATGTACAATGGGGAGACTGGTGAACAAATAAGCACTTCTATCTTTATTGGTCCATGTTTTTACCAGAGATTAAAGCATATGGTAATAGACAAGGTACATAGTAGGTCAATTGGTCCATCTGCAAATCTAACGAGACAGCCGTTAGAGGGGCGTAAGAATGGTGGAGGATTAAGATTTGGAGAAATGGAGAGGGATTGTATGATTTCGCATGGAGCAGCAAGATTTACCATAGATAGATTAATGCATTGTTCAGATGGATTTACGGTAACAGTATGTAAAACGTGTGGTATGATTGTACCGTTTAATGAAGAGAAGAATATTAATATTTGTAAGACATGTAATAATAGGGTTGATTTTGCTACGATTGATATACCATATGCTTATAAATTGTTGTCTCAAGAATTAATATCAATGAATATTGCGCCTAGGTTTGTTACTAGCTAATATATATATAATAGATAGGTGTTTCCTTTAGTATATTTTATATTTTTTTATATTTCAATATATATATATATAATGCATTATGGAACTTATCCTAATATGATTGGAGCATCTGTACCCAAGTTCGGCCCAGTAGAAGGCGGCAATGATAGAGCAATGGGGAGAAATATTCTCCGAGAGGTATGGAATACTAATTATTCTAGCAACAAGAATAAAAGGGCAATAGGAGGATTTAGAGCAGTAATGAATGCAGGAGACTATTTATCGCGAGTTAATTCAGCATGTGGTGGGCCAAATCAAGTAACCAGTCGGCCGGGAATGATGGTAATGAGCACTAAAGATGGGGTTGTAGGTGGTCCATGTGACCAAAGTAAGCCACCTATAGCGTCAACAAATGTCAAATACGTATATGATTCCTCTGATTTTACGAGATACTTGAAGGAAAAAAGTATGAATGAAGGATATGCAATAGCGTGACAGAATAATAAACATAATATGACCGATTATTCTTATGGCGGTAGCGGAGTTCCTATAGGTAGGGGACGTCAAAGGGGGCGTTCTACTCAGTCACGCGTTTTAGGATAATAGATTAAAAACGCAGTTAAAAAGGGTTGTGTAATATTGGATAACTTACCGGTGAGAAAATATTGTCCAATAAGGTGTAAGGACCAAGAAATTACAGATACGACATGAGGTTCATTAGTGTTATATAGTTTTACAAGTTGTAAAAATACCCCTAATGGATTTATAATGCCATAAATAATGCCTACTGAATTGCTATAGTTAGATATATTATTAGAAAAGGTAAATACATACCAAAAACATAAATATATTATTAGAAAAATAATATAAATAATTAACCCTATTACTATTTGATGTGGGAACAAATTCTAAATGATATCTATAATGAAACGAAGGGCTCCGACGGAGGTAAAGTAGCAGATTATATACCGCAATTAGCGAAGGTAAATCCTGATTTATATGGAATAAGTTTTTGTTCGGTAGAGGGAGAGCAAATTAATATAGGGGATCATAGTCCATCGTTTTGTTTACAGTCGTGTAGTAAGCCGTTAAATTATTGTTTAGCTAGAATGTTAAACAATAATGTGCATGAACATGTAGGGTATGAGCCTAGTGGGAGAGAATTTAATAGTTTTGTGTTAAATAGGGAAGGATTACCGCATAATCCGATGATTAACGCGGGAGCAATTATGGTTAGTTCGTTGATAGAGTCAACAAAGGAGCCATCTAGTAGGTTTGAAAAGGTAAAGGAGTTTTATGAGAAACTCAGTGGTGGTGTAGGTAGCATTGGGTTTGATAATACGGTTTTTTTGAGTGAGAAGCATCATGCGGATAGGAATACCTCATTGGCGTATTATATGAGGGAAAATGGGGCATTTAAGAATAATCCTTCCCCGAATGATATACAGGATGCCTTAAATTTATATTTTCAGTGTTGTTCGGTTACGTTGAATTGTGAAACGGCTGCGGTTATAGCGGGAACATTAAGTAATGGAGGTGTGTGTCCTATTACGAATAAGGTGGTAATTAAGAAGGAGGTAGTAAGGGATTGTTTATCGTTAATGTATATGTGTGGAATGTATGATTTTAGTGGCCAGTTTGCATTTAAGATTGGGTTGCCAGCAAAATCGGGAGTGAGTGGATGTATGTTGGTGGTGATTCCAAATGTAGGGGGGTTATGTATTTGGTCGCCAAGGTTAGACGAGTTGGGTAATTCGGTAAGAGGTATAGAATGTTGTAAGAAATTGGTGGAGAGAACAAATAGTAAGTATCATATTTTCCAGGGAATTATGGAGACACCGCTCGGTACAAATGAACCGGTAGAGGAGACGGAGACGGTTTTAGTGCAAAGGTTAATTACGGCTGCGTCGGAAGGAAATCTAGGAGAAATTAAAGCGTTAGAGGAGCGAATCAGTTTAGACGCGACCGATTATGATATGAGAACGGCATTGCATTTAGCAGCGGCGGACGGTCATATACTAGTGGTTACTTATTTATTAGAGAAAGGGGTAACGGCTTATCCTAAAGACCGTTGGGGTAATACTCCGTATCATGAGGCGAGTCAAAAGTCGGTAGGGTGTAATGGTGGTGGGAAACAGTTGCAATATCAAACCATTTGCGAGATGTTAGAAAAAGGAAAGTAGGGAAAGTAGGGTAATTATTATCTCTAATAATAATATATGTTGAGATACACGGCCTCCATGAATACTGATACAATAAAAAAACTAGCAGAAAATGACTCTAGCAACAGAAATAATACTGGCACAGGCGCAGATATAGCCGCTGTTTATAGAGCAAAAAGACGGTTGAGGAGTAGTGGAGGCGCGCCGCCCCCTATGAAAAGTGCAGTACGTCCTGTAAGTACTGGTTTGCGGAAAGTTGTACTCAAAAGTAGTGACCCGGATTATTCTGCTCTAGCAAAACTAAAGGCTAAGAATGAATTTACGGAGACAAATACATTTAACGGTGAGGTGAACATCTACGGTAATATAGACATCTTAGGAACAGGAACATATAAAAAAAATGGTTCACTATTAGCATCTTCAAATTTAAGTGATTATTCAAATATAGCAAAACTAGATGCTAATAATGAATTTACAGGTTCAAATGAATTTATAGGTAATAATAAATTTATAGGTAACGTGGATATATCTGGTGATATAGACATCTCAGGAACATATAAAAGAAATGGTAAGCTATTAGCATCTTCAGATTTAAGTGATACTTCAAATATAGCAAAACTAGATGCTTCAAATGAATTTACAGGTTCAAATGAATTTAGAGGTAATAATAAATTTATAGGTAAGGTGGATATATCTGGTGATATAGACATCTCAGGAACAGTAGATATAACGGGGGATATATCATTAAACGGTCATATGACAGTAGATACAGAACACGATATCAAAATACTAAATCATAGTGAAGGGATATTTTCAAGAGTATCAACATTAGAAGGTAATAGGCACTTACTACATATTTTAGGCTCTACGTCAGACTATACGTCTTTAGTTATGTCGTGTAAGTTTTGGTCTTTACCTATGAATTCAGGATACGCTCTAAATGATTATATTATGGGGCAAGGTCATACAACTACTCCACAAACATATAAATACAATAACCATTATCAGACGGTGTTGGCAGGCGGATCCGTAGGCGTTGACCTAACAGACTTTACTAAAACACAAAGTAGCGTATCCTCTTCTGCTTATAGTGTAAATATAAACATAGAGCCAGATGATTGGAGTTGGTCCGCTGCTATACAAAATGTCATTATTAGTGGAACTGGTTATATTAACTGGAGCCACGGGTCTTGGCATTCTTCGGTAAGTAGCAAATACAATAAAATGATACGTATAGGACATTACTGCAATGATGCTATTAGAGTGACGATAGACGGTCAGGCGATAGTATGGGCGAAATATGGCAATTCTAATGGTATAGTAGGAACTGGGAATGCCACCTTCAATAGTGTGTGTGTAGTTCGTGGACCTATATCAGCATTAGAAATAATGTATATAGGTGGCACTGGTGGTAATTATTGTAATCTACAATTTAATGTTCTGGGTGCTTGGGATTAAACTAAAATTTAAAGTAGAAATATTTTTATCTATACTTATATTATAAAGAAAGGGATCACGGAGGGTGGCTGGGCTGACAACTTGGTCGGTGTCCTTTTCCTCACCCTTTGCCTTCATATGGGGCGCTCATTTTCCAGTAATCTCGAGCTTACGCAGACCATCCTCCCGCAGACCATCCTCTCTTCCAAGTGTACATAGTAAAACCTGTTCTCGATACACACGCACTTGATTGCCGCGGAAGGCAGTGACCACAAGCAGCTCTGGATGCGCCGGGACAAATGCAACGCCGAGCGGCCGTATATAGCCGTTGTATATAGCCGATGTAACCTCAAACTGAACGTGGAGGGGGCCAGGATGGAGGTATATAGCCGTTGTATATAGCCGTTGTAACCTCAAACTGAACGTGGAAGGGGCCAGGATGGAAATACCACTTTTAAAAGAGTTGATTTCCGCGGTATTGCTAAATTTACATCGGCGAACGATGCCGCCGGCAGCATCGTTTTCAATTTCGCCGACCAGACGCCAGCATTACCAAACACTTCAAGGAGGCACATTGTCAAGATTCTATATTATGTTCCCGAAAACACAAATACAAACAGTTCTTCGGAAATAAATATGCCGACGACTTTGTTTTACCGCGATATCGGTGATGGGGTATATGCTGCCAGGGCGGGAGAATTTGGCGCGGTTGTCGGTATGGACGCTTCGAATACGACTACTAATAACCAAATATTAGACTTGGGGTATGGCACCATCAATTCGGAGCTTGTTATAGACAACACGTTTTACTATTCTAAGGTGATTGGCTAAAATGTAAAGTAGAAATATTATATTTAGGAGGCCCGTCGACAGACAATTACTGTAAATTAGAGTTCAATATAATGGCCGATTGGGATATAAGTTTTAATTCAGGTCCCCTGGCCGCTCCTCCTCTCTTTCCCGGCAGCTGAGGCCGCGCGTGTTCTCGGCTCATAGGCCCTAGCCGCAGCTCCAAGTACAGGGTTCGGTAATGAGGCTGTGCCCGGTTGTTTTAATTAATTGGAATATGACGAAAATTATGCGGCTTATCAATATATTTACCTATGTGTATATATTTCAATCGTTCTTTTAATTCATTATTAATATTTTCATTTTTTAAATATGGTAATACCCCTTTCCATTTTAATATAAACACACATTTATTATTTATCCATGTTAGAAAATAAGTTAGAATATAAAATCATTTATACTAGTGTAGTATAAATGAGTTCGTCAAAAACAATTAATATCTCTCCCAAATTATTTAAACTGAAAGATAGTAAGCCATCCAAACTGAAAGATGGTAAGCCATCCAGAAAACGTGTAAAACATCAAGCGAATAAACTAAATAAACATAAATTAATTAACCGACTAAAACAACACATGAGTACCCAAAAAAATCTAGTACCAGCAGAACAAAACCTCAGTAACTTTGATAAACATCTGTCTTATTTTCAAAAACTTAATAAAGAAAAGAAAAAGACGCGCTCTCGGAATAAGTCGGAGAATGTGTTTACGGCGTTGCCGACAGATATGAAATCGGGAGTAGTTACGGCATGTTTAAAAGAGGATGCGTCCCATTATCGTATAAAACCAGCACCTAACTATGGCATATTAAAAGGTACGAATAAGCAAACTATGAGGGAATGGAAGCGGTCAACCCAGAAAAATATGCGTCATGTTTTAGCGTCTGAATCATCTCCTCCTGCTTCCCTTCACTCTGAATCTCCTCGCGCACATTCCCTTGCTAATATTCATCCCATCGTCAAGCACGACATTCCCCTCCGGTTGTCCCAGCCACCGTCACTTCCTCCACCAGTTCATGTTCATGTACCTATCTCTACTATTTCCAACAATCCCTCTACTCCACTTATAGTTCCTACATCATCATCGCCTATCTATTCCACCGCCTCGGTAACTCCTACCGCTAAGCCCTGTACCATTATTCCTCCCAATAGAAAGACTTATTATTTAGGCAAACGAGAGAATAAAATAGGGGTCCTTATTAAGAATAATAGCACGCGAAAACGCATAAAAGACGAAATTAATATCCTAAATGCAGCACCCATTTATGAGGTAAAAGAGTATTTGAAGAAACATCAATTATATAAAGCAGGAAATAATACTCCCCAAGATGTATTAAGGGAGATATATAAGAGTGCGCATTTGGCGGGAAAGCCAGTAAAAAATAAGTCGGCAGAGAATCTATTACATAATTTCTATAAATTATAAGATTAGTAGATCATTTAAGTTCCAATATTCCGATTTGCCATTTGGGAGAGGTCTGCGAACTATAAATGGAATTTTCTGTGCTTCTAGTTCCAATAAAGCGATGATATACGGGTCTATAATATTATTAATAGTAATATAAGGTTCGTCTCCATCTTCAAGTTGTTTAGCTCGTTGTCCTATAATTTTGGTGCGCTCATACTTACTTAAAATGGGTAACGTTTTGTGATTAGGATCAACAATAATTCCGTCTACGCGCTTTATGTTAGTTAGTACTTTAATTTCTTTATAATTAGCAGCGCTTGCCTCAGGGTGAAAATGTTTAAGTTTATTATGTGCCTCATGTAAGTTAACGCTAAATTGTTCGGAAGATTCTAAATCATCTGAATCGTAATTTAAATGGTTAGCCTCCAACTTATCCGGAGTTGGAGAACTAACATTTTCAGGATCGTCCTCGTTATCATCAGAGGATTCGTCTGATATAATTGGTTCATCTTCGGATGAAGACCCAATATCAGAATCGTCGTTTTCTTCTGCGCTGGACATTTATATGTAATACTATAATATATTTATATTTCAATTTTACATTATATTTTCCAACTAGTATCGCATTTGGTACATAAATATATAAATTTGAGATTTACTTCATCGTATTTTATATATATAATTTCGGTTGTTTCGCCTTCCGTATGAGAAACGCACTCGGCATTTTGACACGGTATGTTGTCAATTCTGGGCAATGTAGGGTCATATTTGGTAAATTCATTTATAATGTCTTTGTTGTGGGTAGCCGTCTCTTCAGAATAAATAATATTCGTATCTGTGCTATTATCCTCATTTCCACAATGCCGACAATAATTAGTTAACGACATATCTTCTTCGTTTAACTTAATATAATACATGTTATCACACTTGTTGCAAAACTTCATAATAATATATATATGTTATTTATATATTATTATTTCAATTTTATTACTTCATCGTAGATACTTTTATAATTACACAAACAGCTAATATTATATAAATAATTTGTATATACCTTTGACTCTAATTTATTCCAGTTCTCTTTTTTGACATACGCTATAACTTTTTTAACGTTTTTAGAATATTCGCTTTTAATTTCGGTATCAAATATGGAATAATCTATAGCACCTATATCTTTGCTTATGGTACCTAAAAATGCAATTTTAATATTACAATATTCTAGCAATTTATGATAATTGTCATAATCTACATGTGCTTCTGTAATAGCCGGTTCATTCAAAAATGGCGTTTTATTAAAGACCGTTACCAATGTTAATAAAATAGACCTAAGAGATTGACACGACGACCATTGATCGCCACTCCACGTATTCAATATAGATAAACAACATTTCCCATTCCTATAAAGATTCGGATTAAACCTTATCTTATCTTTATTTGTTAGAAACGTCACTTTTGGAGGAGTATCGGGATAAGTATCTGGATACACAATCTTAAAATGATAAAATCCATATTGATAAGGAGTGTCTTCGGGTCCAATGATTAACGCGTAACCAATTAACATATTCGTCTCATCATGATGGTAATAGATTCCTTGATCATGTAATGGGTTTTTGGTTACATCCGCTATATCTTTCACTAATCGCTTTATAGTATATTTAGAAACGGTAGCTTCTTCCATGATACTATATTTATTTTATCACTGTTTAAGTCTTAATAGTTCTATATATGCAAATAGTTGCATATATATTTGAAAAAATTGAGTTAAAATTATTTTTATATTTATAAATTAATGGACGGTTATACCAAAAGTTCCACCTTGGATGCCTTTTTAAGCAGTCATAAATATGTAAAGGGAACGAATGAATTAACCCATACTCGTATTGGAGACATGGATGAAAAAATATATGGTGGTTCTTATAGTATTCCAAATGCAGATATAGATGAATTTAATGACTTGTATTATGACCACGTATTTATAAAAAAACAGAAAGAATATTTGACCGAAAAGCAGTTATCCAAAGGTGGTCCTTTGCTGATAGATATAGATTTACGATATGATGAATCCATTCAAACTAGACAGCATTCAGACAATCACATTATTGATTTACTTCAAATTTATTTAGATGAACTAAAAGAGCTTTTGATTTTGGAGCCGGTTGCATTTCCTATTTATATTTTTGAAAAACCGGACGTAAACAAAGATACAAATAATAACATAACCAAAGATGGTATACATATTATTTTTGGCATTAAGTTAGATCACAACGTACAAGAAGTGTTGCGTAAGAGCATTATTGAAGAGGCGGGTGATATATGGGAGGACTTACCGCTATTAAATACGTGGGAAAGCATTTTAGATGAAGGTATTAGTGTTGGTTATACGAACTGGCAATTGTTGGGTTCTCGCAAACCTAAATATAAGGTATATGTATTACATAAAAATTACACCTGTGTATATAATGTAGAAACTTGCGAGTTTGAGTTAAGTGAGAAGAGTATGAGTAATGTAAATAGAAAAGAACTATTTCCGACATTATGCGCAAGGTATACAGGACATGTGCATTTTCCTCTAAAAGAAGGAGTTACTATTCCAAAAAAAAAGCTAAAAGTAACCAGTTCCACAAGTAATGATGAGATGATTAAGCCTGAGGAAATTACGAATCAAGAAGAACTAGATAATGCGCTAGAGAAGTTTTTAAATAGTTGTATGAAAGAGGATGGAGTAGATAATAGCATTATGATATCTAGTACCTTAAATTATAATTTGAAAGAGGTGCATCAATATACTATGCTTTTGCCAGAAGATTTTTATGGTCCAGGATCTTATGCTAAATGGATAAGGGTGGGTTGGGCGCTACGCTATACGCATAATAGTACATTATTAACCTGGTTAAAATTTAGTAGTCAATCGAGTGAGTTTAATTATGCTGATATTCCTAAATTATGTGAGCAGTGGAAATACATGTATGATGGGGAGAGGCCGGTTACCTCTAAATCGATAGTTTATTGGGCGAGGGAGTATGGTAATAGTACTGAATTGAATAAAATAGAGAAGGAATCAATCAGTTATTATGTGAGGGCGACCATCAGTGACCCAACCCGTCAGGCAACAGAGTATGATTTGGCGAATGTATTATATAACATGTATAAAGGTAAGTATATTTGCGTGAGTATTAAAATGAATATTTGGTATCAATATAAGCAGCATAGATGGCATGAAATTGATTCGGGTAATAGCTTGCGTGCGCAGATATCTACTGCGGTGCATAAAAAGTATTTTTGGAAAATATGGGAATTAACGCAAAAGTTGCAGTTATTGGAGGGGGACGAGTATGAAAAGATGGAAAAATATGTAAGATTTGTGGCAACAACTGCTGATAGGCTAAAGCGAACGGCGGACAAGGATAAAATAATGAAGGAGGCGAAAGAGTTATTTTATGATGATAGATTTTTGGATGAGCAAGACAGTCGTCCGTATTTGTTAGGATTTACCAACGGGGTGTATGATTTTGAGGAAGGACATTTTAGAGATGGTAGACCGGATGATTATATTGTCAAATGTACGAATTATGATTATGTGCCGAAACATTTAATTCAGCAGTCGGTCATAGACGAGGTCACTTTATTTATGGAGCAATTATTCCCGGTGGAGGAGTTGCGAAGATATATGTGGGATCATTTAGCCTCTACTCTTATAGGTACTAATGAGAATCAAACCTTTAATATTTATACGGGTAGCGGTAGAAACGGTAAATCAATGCTAGTATTATTAATGGGTAAGGTATTAGGAGATTATAAAGGGACGGTGCCAATTACACTCATTACACAAAAGAGGACGTCTATTGGTGGAACTTCTTCAGAAATTGTGGCGTTAAAGGGTACGCGTTATGCGGTGATGCAGGAACCATCAAAAGGGGATAAGATTAATGAAGGAATTATGAAGGAAATCACGGGAGGAGATCCGATTCAGGGTAGGGCCTTATTTCGTGATACGGTGACCTTTATTCCTCAGTTTAAATTGGTCGTGTGTACAAATACACTATTTGATATAGAGGCGGACGATGATGGTACCTGGAGGAGAATTAGGGTGTGTGACCATATGGCAAAGTTTATGGAGAATCCAGTGGATAATGATCCGGATGAGCCATATCAATTTAAGGTGAATAAACGGTTAGAGGATAAATTCCCAGAGTGGAAAACAGCATGTATGGCGTTGCTAGTAGAGTTAGCGATAGTGAATAAGGGAAATGTGAAGGATTGTAAAATAGTGTTGGCCCAAAGTAATAAGTATCGGGAAGGTCAAAATTATTTGGCGGAGTTTATGAAAGAACGTGTAGAGGTAATTGATGGAGGTACATTAAAGAAGAATGAAGTTCAACAAGAATTTAGAGATTGGTATCAGGAACAGCATGGTAAAACGCGTAGTGTTCCTAAACCAAAGGAATTAATCGATTATATTATTAAAAAGTATGGGAAATATCCGAAAGGTGGTTGGAAAGGTATTGCAATGATATACGAGGAGGATGATTAAAACGATACCCATTCTAGACCCCCTGTCCCCAGATTATAATTTGCTATATGCGTCTATTGGTATGAGTCCAATAAAAAACTGGATAATTTTAAATAGATAGCCAGTAATAGGTAAATTTATGTATCCCCAAAAAACAAAAAGGACCAACAGCACGATATCTACCTTGTTATTTCTATATCCACCTGCTTTCCATAGTTTTTTCTGTATAAAATAGTAGATAAAGACGACTACTAAGATATAATAAATATAAAACATCAGGGTAGTCCAATTACTCATGTAACCGAGTTCGTGTTTTTCATACCATACTTTTCTCTCATTCGTATTTAAGGAGGATAATTTATTACGAATTTTATCGTCTAATTGTTTGTTTTCTTTTTTAAATGTTTTGATGTAATCATCCATATTTTGTTGATTCGTAAGAGAATTACTATACGAGTCAATTAATACGTCTAATTCTTTATTTTTTATGCTATGAGTATTAACCATCTCATTATATTTTATATCTGCTAATCTCGCGAATTTATCTCTCTCCATTTTGTTCCAATAGTGCTTGGAATATTTAAAAGTGTATAGATTTTTTTTTGCGGTAATAACATCTCGGGGGGCTCTTTTTTCCACTGCCTGAGCCTGGTCGTATTTATATTCCAAGTCGGACAAGTTTTCTTTATTATAACAGTCTGTTCCTTCAATACACGTCATTTTTTTATGTTGTGCGGCCGCTTCTTTTATTTTTGCTAGTGCTTCGGGCATTTGGGCTTTAACTCCAGCGACTAATTTTTGAATCTTGGGATCATTACTCCCCTCGGTTGCGTTAGATATCGCTTTGACCAAGTGCTCTAGACGCGTAGCAGCTAGCTTAGATGGGTCAGTTGTTGGAGGATTAGCTGAACTTACAAAGGAACTCATTTATTATAGTACTATATTAATTTTGGGTGGGCTGGATTACACATAATCCTTTAGATTTATCATATATGGTTCCTTTAGCACAACAGGAATCGTCTATACATCCGGTAGACCAAAGAGAACCACCTTCTAATTCGCTAGGTTCGGTATCGCCAGTATCAAAATCGCCGCCCAAGTCATATTCATTAAAATTCATGTTATTGCGAGATATGATATCATAATATTGTGCTCCACCCCAGAATAACGTAATGAATAAAACGATACCTATTAATATATTTCCATACATACTAGGAATAATATTCCTTTTCATTAGCACGGATATAATTAGTAGTGGTATACTGCAGTAAAATAGGAATTTATAGAAGCTTGCATATGCCTTGGATCTGTCGTTGTAATAATTATTAATTTCGGCCATTTTCATATTTTCGTATTTTTTGTTTTTATTTAACGATACTAGTTGTTTCATTTTCCCTAATTCGTTATTAATCTCTCCAAATAATTGGTTCTCTTGTTCCATTTTGGGTGTAACTTTAATGGCCTCATTAGATTCGTTTAATAGTTTGTCAAATAAACGATTTCTGTAATTAGATATCTTATTAATGTTGCTGACTGTATTAGATGAACTTTTGGGATCGGCTTTTAAATTATTATATAATGATTGTTCCACGGTTTGCATATGTAATATATTTTTGAGCAGTTTTTGGTGTTCTTGTTTCATATCATTCGTGCTAATAGTAGGGTTAGTTATTGGTTCTGTGTAAGAAAAACACGCTATAAAAATGATAATTAATAAAAAAGTTATGTATGTTGCTTTCATTTTATATATATATAAGATTAAAATAATATAAGTTAAATATTGTATGATAAGTACAGTATGGGATATTGCTTAACTCATGACGATTTAGAAGACATATCATTAATCTTATCTTCGACGACCACAAAGGATTGGTTAATTGTTGCATGCTATAGTTATCTTATATATATTTTTGTAATTTATATATTTTAGTAATTTATATATTTTTGATAGTTCTCTCCAGATATACCACAATAAAGGTTTAGTTTGAGGAGAATGAGTAGAGTCTAGCATTGTTTGTCCATGCGACCACCAGTAACATAATATATAAAGCGCTATAATCTGGTATATCTAACCATTTTAAGGGTCCAGGTGGGGTCAGCCGCAGTTTTTTTTGATTGTTGTTATTTATATAACAGATTTTATATATACTATCACACCTCGACCCACCATAGACATCCGCAGAAGCTTGGAAGCTAGGGAAAATAAAAAACGGGTACATGTCCAACATACCCAGAGATAACCTCATGTCCAACATACCCAGAGTCAACAGAGACGGGAACTGGGTATGTTGGACATGAGGTTAATGCTAGTTTACTATATAGACGGGCATTGTTAGTTAATTCCTTCACTGCGGCCGCGCGTGATTCTGCGCTACTTCCCTTTGAACCGACCTGAAATCCTCTCTTACCATAAGACCATGCAGAATATGGGTATTTATTTGCTCCACCTTTATAGGTTCGTTTAACTGGAATATAATTATAAATAGGAACGCTTATATCATTTTTTATCATATAACTCTTCTTATGGGATAAAGACCAATGGGTGCCAATCCAAATTCTGTATACCCATCGATACTCTCCTGCTCAACATACCCAGAGTCAACAGAGACGGGAACTGGGCCTGTTGGACATGAGGTTAATGCTAGTTTACTATATAGACGGGCATTGTTAGTTAATTCCTTCACTGCGGCCGCGCGTGATTCTGCGCTACTTCCCTTTGAACCGAC